AGGATTTCAAACCCAAACCATCGCGGGACAGGCTGCTCGCTTGAGAAGGAAAGTGTAATCTTTCGCGTCTCTGCGTCAATATTAGAGGATTCAACGCGCGTAAATCGATACAACATGCCCACTTCGATTGATTTCTCAGACGCGGCGGCTTCAAAATGTCCACCATGCTTACCACAATGTTCCTTTGCCTCCTTGGCTGTCCATTCCTTTTTTGGGTATCGCATGCTCTGCATATATGCCTTTTTTTCTCCGCCTTCAGTTTTAAGTCCCCAAATTACATCAATCTTTTTCCCGCCAGACTCCAGCGCGCCTTTTTCGCGCCGGAACTCTTTAAATTCGCTCGGGTCACGCAACCTGCAAGCATGCTCATTTGAATAAGGTCGAGATTCTGCGTCCATTACCGTTTCCTCCGTTATTTTCAAACAGTTTTGTTACATCAAAGGCTGACGACCGCGCCCCTCCCCCTTCTTCAGCCGTTGGAATTATGTTTTCCTTTGACTGGGTAATCTGTATTCCATATTGCTCCATTAATTCCCTTTCCCGATGGAGTTCCTCTAATATATCCTCGAAGTCAACCCCGCGCTCAGCGCAAACCCTCGTGCGGGAGGTTAAACCATGATCAATTTCTAACACCTTCGCCTGCACGTCTTTCAGCGGATCCACCCAATCCCAACGCCGAGGTTGCCATTTAACATTTGTCAAGCGCGGTGTCTCGGACGCTGAAAATGGAAGTTGTTTTGTTAATATCGCGAAATTCAGCCACTCTTCATAGATTCGCTCAAGCACCTTGTCAATAATCCATTGCTGAATCTCCATCCAGGCGTCACGCTCGGACAACTTTGCCGCGCGCAAGCTGCTGTAGTTAACCGACTCATAATCATTAGCTAAAACATTGTAGGAACAGCCAAGTCCCGACGAAACCGAGCGAAGGATTGCTTTGCAAAAATCGCCGAACTCTGCGTTAGGCCGGCCGGGATCAAACGGTTTAAAATCCATTCCGGGAGGAAGTTTTTCAAGGGTTCCCGGCTCAACCTCTGTAATAAGTGTTCCTTCTTCATCCTCAGGTTGATACGGCGCATCTAGTGAATCAACATAAAACCCCATCTTGGCTGCTGAAACCCGCGCAGCAATAACTTCCGCTTCCTCGTAGGCCCCCATCATCCGAAGTTTAATGATTGTCGAGTGCGCCCATGGAACTCCGCGTGTCTGTGAGGAAAAGTCCCGGACAAACAAATGTATAATTTCATCCGCCGGAACGCGGATTCTTTTGGCTCTAATTCCGCCATTCTCGCCTGGATGCTGATCGTATAACCAATAGGCCAACGGCCGCCCCCATTTGCTCTTTTCCACACCCATTACAATCTTTCGGCCGTTGGGGAGCTCCTCAAAAAAACGTTCATCAAGGAAATCCGCGTCAATAATTTGCAGTGTGAAACCAAAGGGGTTGTCTGCTCCTCGAAGGATTCGAATCAAAACTTCACCGTCCCGCGCGACGCTTGTAAGTGCAAGGCCTAAAACCTCCCTCAACGTCATATCAGCATTAACCGACGCAAAGCGCTTACTCCAGCGGGTCCAAGCATCTTCGATAAGGCGGGATGTTTTAATATCAAGATTGTCGTTATCATCACGAATTTTGGCCTGCATTCGAATCCCGCTTGAGCCAATAACATTGTTTTTTAGCAGTCGAAGAAACTGGCGCATGTGATCATCATTGCGCGCCAGGTCTCGTGATCGCTCCCGGATCGTTGAAAGATTCCATCGAAGCAACTGGTCAATCCCCAGCCGTCCGGGCAAAATCCAGTCAGCAGTCAGCCTATCATGCTTCGCCGCCGCAAACCCGGCGAAGTTTCGCTTCCGGCCTCGTTTCCCTCTTCTGAAAAGCCAATTAAAAAAACTCATTTACCTAAATCTTACTGCAACATTAGCCCCCGGGCCAAGCTGTTCGCCAAGACTTGCCGCTTTGCGCTCCTTGTCATACATGATCTTATAAACCTTCCAGAGCCGATAAATCTGCTCGGGAGACATATGTTTGATTTTCCGATTACCGATCTGATACTCAAGATCAGTCCGGGAGGCGCGCCCCTCCATCGCCGCCTCCAGCATGTCTAGAACCTTCTTTGTATGACTCTCAAATGCTGTAATATCAGCGGCGGTAGGGTCAGGAAGGATTGTTACCGCGCCGCTGTTTACCTCGTAAGTGTCCGTTCCGTCCGTGACAAGCGCGACATAGGTCCATCCGCCGGGTGTGAAATTCTGCGAAGTCGCAGGATTAATTTTAACAATCCACTCTCCGGTTCCGGCTGTGGCATCAATGGAAACCTTCTTTGTTCCATCGTCCGAGATAAAATGATAGGTAAGGGACCAGGCGGACGGGGAGTAGTCGGAATGCGAATAACTCCACTCCGTCGTCGTCCCGATGCGAATCTCATTTGGAACACTCATCTTATATTTTACCTACCAGCCTCGAACCCATCCGCCCCGGGGCTTCTTCTTCTTTATTTTTTCCGGTTTACTTTTAACCTTTTGCGGCCTTGGCGCAAGAACAAATTTTCGAACTAACTTAAAATCCGGATTAAGTATTGCCAACGCCGCCAGGTTGTAAACCCAGAGATCCAGGACCTCGTTCCGATCCCGGATCTTCTGCCACTGTCGAACAGCGACGCCGCGTGTGACTTTAACTATCGGTCTTTCAGCAGTCAACTGATCAAAGTAATCATCATCACATTGTTTGTTAAAGTGGATATAACCAGGCCCTGGTTTTTCAATCTGTAACCGCGCAAAGAGAATGTCTTTTGCCCCTGCCACCGCGACTGGATAAAGGCGAATTCCCGACCTTCCTGCGCGCATCGGTCGACCGACCAGCGGCGCGCCTGGCGTTGAAATGCCCTTGATTGCATAAATTCGCCGCCGCTGACGCGCGCGCACGAAGTCGTAAACTCGTTTTGACAAAAACCCGGAATCAATACAAGAAACCTCAGGTTTAAGACGCGCGCCGCTGGGGTGTTCCCATGTAGTTTCAGTCAGGTATCGGTCAAGCTGCTCCCAAACGCCTTCCCCTACCGGTGAGCCAAAAAGCAACTTACGCTCAATGTGCCATGCCTCTTCACCTTCACCCCAGCCGACAACCAAGACTTCAAGCCGATCCTCCTGCACGTCCGTTGCTGCTGTAAGGAGGCAGACCTGTTCTGGCAGTTTTGGCCCGTATTCTTCAGTCCGCTTTCTTAACGGCGGCAGGTCATCCTCAAAGTTAATTTCACTCCATGTTTGCCCCAGGACTGTGTTATGAAAAACACGAAGCTCTTCTTGGCGGGTCTTCGCCTCAAGATAGGCTTTAACAATTGACGCCCATGTCGCCCATGGCGAGTAAAGCTCACTTAAATGAAACCCGGCTGTCATGATAATATCAGGATTTCCCTTTCGCCATTCTCCTCTTCGGATCGCATGTATTTTCTGCTTGTCGGTCCAGGGTTGCCGGCAGTGCGCGCAGATGTAGCGCGCGGTGTCCGGGTTATTCTCGCTCCACTGCAAATTTTCAAACTGTAAAATCTGCGGCGCGCCGCAATGAGGGCAGGAAACATAAAATCGGCGTTGGTCGCTCTGCTGATAAGCGCGCTCAATCCGACTCACGCCCTGGATTGTCGGCGTGCTGATCATTACAATTTTCCGGTTCCAGTACGCTTGTGTTCGCTTTCGAGCTAAAGCTATTGGGTCGCCCTCAGAACCAATACAAGCCGGGAAGCGATCAACCTCATCAAGAATCAATAAGCGGATTGGGCGTGTGGCCAGCGAGGCAGGCGAGTTTGCCCCAGAAATAGTAATATGCCCTCCGGAGTAGGGGATGTGAAATGTGTGCTGCCCGCGCCTGCGGGAATTCTTGCCATAAAGTTTTTGACCAAGCGTTGGACAATCACGGAACATTGGGATTATCCGGTCCTGCGCGTAATGCTTGGCAATCTCCAGCGTCGGAACTACAATCAGGATCGGGCACGGATCCATCTGTACATGATAACCCAGGATGTTCAGAGCGATTTCAGTTTTTCCTACCTGCGCGCTGCTCATTACTATTATCTGTTGCACCCCGGGCTCGTGAATCGCGTCCATGATCCCGCGCTGGTAGGGAGCTCGGTCGTTTGACCACCGCCCGGGCTCAGCCGCGGTCTCCGGATTTAACACACGGAACCGCTCCGCCCAGTCACTAACACGCAGCGCCGGCGGCGGTCTTAAAATCGTGAGAACTTCAGCAACAAGGTCGTCAACTGCGACGCCTTGCGCGCTTTGCCTTAGATTTCGGCTTTGACTTACGACGCTTCTCACTAGATACCAGCTCCGGATTAGCCAGCTCTTCCATTACTTCCGCGATGATCCGTTCGGCTGCTCGTTTTACCTCGTCCGGCGTCTCACACCCTATTACTACCGGCGCAAGTCGCCCGGGCGTCTGTAGTAGCTTACTCCGGATCGCTTGTAATACTTGCGCCCATCGCTCTCGCGCAATATCCGCGTCCACGAGCTTGCCCAGCTTTTCCTGAATCTCAATCTGTCGCTTATCAGCCTGTAGCCTTGTAAGCCGCGCGCGCTCCTCAGTTAGGCTTAATGATCCCGGCGACTCGGCTAAATCATGGTAATAACGGATCACTGCTTCGACCGCGGGAAGCAGATCAATC